CTGGCCGACGAACTCTATGACAAAGGCTATCTGGTCGTTGATGGCATCGACGGCAAAGCGCACTGCGTGGCGCTGCCGCCCAAAAGCGAATTGGAGCAGTACCCAATGGGTGTAGTCGTCGAAGTAAAAGGTTCCGCCGACATACGCACCGCCGACAAAACCATCGCTGCACTGGCAAAGGACGGCTTGTACCGCACTGACCATCACCTTGCCTTCGCACAGCGACAAGCCAAACCAGACCGCACCCCGCAAGAAATCGTCACCGCCCATGTACGCCGCCTGGAAGCCCTGCGCCGAGCCGGTATCGTAGAACGCATCGCCGATGGCCTATGGAAAATCCCCGCCGACCTGCCCGAACGTGGCCGCCAGTACGACGCGCAACGTATGGGCGGCGTATCGGTAGATCTGAAATCCCACCTTCCCATCGAACGCCAAACCCGCCTCATCGGCGCAACCTGGCTTGACCAACAGCTTATCGGCGGCGGCAAGGGATTGGGAGACCTGGGTTTCGGCAGCGAAGTCAAACACGCCATGCAGCAACGCGCCGATTTCCTGGTTGAACAGGGACTGGCCGAAAAGCGCGGCCAGCGTGTCATGCTCGCCCGCAACCTGCTGGCAACATTGCGCAACAAAGAACTGGCGCAAGCCGCCAAGGACATCGCCGCCGAGACCGGATTGGAATACCGCCCCGTCACCGACGGCCAGCGTATCACCGGCATCTACCGCCGCAGCGTCATGCTCGCCAGTGGCCGCTATGCCATGCTCGATAACGGCATGGGATTCACCCTCGTCCCGTGGAAACTGAAGCGGCCCGCGATATTTTCGACGTAAAAAGCGCGATATTTGCTTTGTGATTTTGTTGCAGCCTACGCAAAGGAATTACAAAACGCGCCGTGTAATTGGCGCTCTGGACGCAAGAAGGCCACCTCTTGGGGTGGCCTTCGGCATGGTGGGTGGGAGGGTTGGTCAGGTATGCCAGCCTCTGGCCAGTGCGTTGAGGTCAACGTCGCCCTGGGCGATGGCGCGTAGCTCTTCATCGGGCAGGCCGTCCAGTACCTTGGTCGCGCGTTGATCCAGCAGCAATTGCGCCATGCGCTGCCAGCCGGTGTATTGCTGCAACAGCGCCAGATGGTCGGGGCGGTTGCGGATGAATGCGCCGCCGAGATAGTCGGTCAGGTTTTGTTCGATTGATGTCGTCATGGTTTCGCTCCGATAAGGTCTTGTGCGGGTGGTTCAGTCGCCCAAATCAAAGGGAAGGTTGGTGCAGCCTTTGGCCCATTCGAGCGCGACGGGCTTGGTGAATCGGCAGCCATGCCTGGCCAGCTCGTTCAGATGGGCGGTGAACATGAAGTCGCCGTTGGCGTGGCGGAAGTATTCATCGGCCAATTCGTCGTCATTGTGATAGTCGGCTCCCGCCATTTCGCAGGCGTATTGTCCGGCCAGCCTGTCGCGCCGCCAGGCGGGGCGTTGGTTGATGTGATGGATCAGTGCCTCAAAGGAGTCGAACTGCTCAATCAGGAAGGTTGTTTTCATGGGGTTCTCCGATCCTCTGTGAGCCGTTACTGGCGTTGTTGATGACAGCACCAGTAACGCTCTGTCTGGCGAACACATCAAGCGCTTTTTGACCTTTTTGCCACGGTGTGCGGTGACAGCCACAGCACTTCGGTTCTGGGGCGTGCGCTTGCCAGTGCGCGGTGCGGACGTTCCAGTCGCTGCCAGTCGGAGAGCATGCTGTCGTAGAGTTTGGACGGGTAGCCTGCGAGCACCACCATGCCCTTGACCTGCCGCAGTTGTTCCAGCAAGGCCACGTGTTCCGCTTCGGTCATTTCATGCCGGTAGCCGGATTTTGAGCGTGTGCAGGGGACGTAGGGCGGGTCAATGAAGAAGAGCGTATCCGGCGCATCCTGCGTACGGATGACCTCGCAGGCCGGTTGGCATTCGATGACCACACCCTGCAATCGGCGGCAGATGGCCATCAGGCTGCGCGGGTAGCTGGCCCATTCATGGGCTTTGCAGCTGGAGCCGCGTTTATGCTTGGCGCTGGCAAAGCAGGTCTTGCGCAGGCCGAAGAGCGACTCGTGGTGAAAGGATTGATACGCCCGCACGACGGCCCTTTGGGCGCGGACAACGGGGTCAACGCTGCCCTGAAAGGCGCGTTCGTATTCGCTGCGGCTGTACGGCGTTCGGCGCAGCCGGCGCATGAGCAGTTGGCACTGCCTGGGGTCTTGCACGGTGCGCAAGATGCCGACGATGGTTTCGTCCAGATCGTTATAGACCTCGACTTTGCTGCGCGGTTTGCGCAACAAAATACTGGCAGCGCCACCGAAGGGTTCGACGTAGATGCGGTGGGGTGGCAGGTGGGACAGTATCCAGGGCGCGATGGCCCATTTGCCGCCGAAATATCGCAACAGGGCGCGGGTGGGGTGTTCGGTACGGGTGGGTGTGAGTCGGGGTCGTATGGGTTTGAAGGTACGGGTTTTCATATGCTGCAAATCCTTTACAGATTTGGTAGCCTAGCCCTGCCTGTCGATAGGTGGCGCGGCTTCGGCCAAACTTGCAGCTTATCCCTGCGGGGGCGGTGGTGGGGCGGGTGCGGATACACCCACTTCATCGCCGCGTCTTTCAATTTCAGGTTACAGACGGTTTGTTTGTCCTTCCATTAATCTGGTTTAAGAAATTGATGGCGCTGAGCAGTCAACACAGGCGATTCCAGCAGCGCATGCAACAGGCTGGGGCTGATGCGCCAGGCCTCAGAGAAGCCCAGCGCGGCGGCGCAGTATTCGCTGCAAAACCATTTGTTGCGGCTGTCGCGGTTGTAAAAGACAAAGCCCAGCACGCCGCGCCAGTCGTAGGGTTTGCCGATGTGGCGGTCGTGAAACGTCATGACCTGGGCGCAGGCTATGTCCAGCGAAATCAAATCCCATTTGTTGCCGGGCAGCGGCATGGTTTTGATGCGCACGCCGCCGTCCCTGAAGGATGAGGAATAGCAGCGGTACAGGCCGTCCCCAATTGCCACGGCAATTTCGCAGTGCGAGTACGGGCCGCGCGTGACGCGCCGTGTGAGCCAGTCGCCCAGCCGGGCCAGGCTGAATCGCTTTTTGGCGCGGCCCCGGTAGAAAGCGGCGTAGACCGGATACGGACTCATGACGGCCAGCCTGCCGCAAAGTCGTAGTCCAGCACTTCCTGGGTGCTGTCCAGCGCCTCTACCGCGTCGATGTGTACCTGCGCGGCAGAGAACAGCGCCACGTCGTGCGCCAGCGTGACCGGTTCAAATTGCAAGGCAATGGCGGAGGTCATCAGCACCGGGCCGTTGTTTTTGGTCATCCATTGCAAGCCAGCAGGAATCGCGTCGTTTGCGGCCAGTTTTGCCAGCCCCATCTGCTGGATGCGGGATTTGGGGTCGCTGTGGTAGTGGTTGCCGTCAATAGAAATATGGTCTTCGGTCAGTGCGTCGCGGTGCTGGCGGATTGCGGCGGTTTTGGCTGCTTTGACTTCAGCCAGTGGCGGAGCCAGCAGGATTTGTGCCTGTTCAGCGGAAAAACCCAACTCAAGCAGCACCTGCATGTTTGCGGGAACGTTGACCAATTCATGACCTGCGGGGGTGGTCAGGGTTTTGATGATGTCCATGATGGGAGCCTTGTCAGTTACAGGTTGTTGAAATCGTCGTAGTCCGACCCCAGAAATGCATCGTTGATGTCATAAGACTTGACCCACCAGCGCCCGCCAACGCCGTCTTGAACCCCCGACCAGATGATCACCTCACCCGCTTGGCGCGAATAGCCTTCCAGTGGCGCCTGGTTGCTGTAGAACTGATAGTTCATCCCACCGCGCAGGTACAGTCCTGAATACGCGGGGCATTCGGTGCCGGTTGCCCACGGAGCCGGGGGGTGGCCGGGTACCGGCCCGACACTGCTGCATTTCATGGAGAAGGCGATGTTGCGCACGGTTTTGTAGTAACGCTGAGTCAGAACCTTCACGCGCAGGAAATTGGCGCTGCCCGACCAGCTGTAGCCCACCCCTACCATTGCCAGCGTCAGCCCGGCCAAATGTTCCACCCCGGGGCCGAAGGGTTCCAGCTCTAAATCGTCATGGTAGGAACGCGTCACTTGCAGCTTGTGCAGCCCCGCGCCGTCCGGGGCGGATTTCCACCACACGGGGTAAAACCGGTTCGTTGGCAGCCTTGTCAGGTCTATCACGCTGCTGAATCGCGGCTCGGCACAAATGCTTGAACGCGCCGCTGCCGCATCCTGGGCGGTCACCAGCGCCAGGCCGGTTGCGGTGGCGTCCGAAATGTCCTGGGTCGCGTGGGTGTGCGAATTGATCAACGCCAGCGCCGCATCATGCTTGTCTTGTACAAAACTGCGCGTGGCCAGCACAATCGACGGGTCTACCTGCAGCGTGACGCTGGCCGCATTGGTCACTTTAAAAATCATGCGGATGTAGAGCATTTTGGCGACGCCATCGGCCAGCACGGGTTTGAACGTGGGCGGGTATTTGGCAATGGCGTACAGCGTGCCTGTCTCTGTGAACAGACCCACTTCGCGTATCCACCAGCCGCCTGCATCGTCGGGCAGCACCGCCTCGGCGACAAGCCAGGCGGGGTGGTCGGGGTGTTGCATCAGGGTATTGATCTGGCCGCGCCAGCGTTCGCGCACGAGTGTCGTCTCCGCACCAGTGGGGTGCCAGCCGCTGGCGCTGTTGTCACCTGCATCCCCAACGGCCATGTGGGTCAGTTTCAGGGGGACATTGCTGGCCTTGGCCTGCACTTCCAGCGCCCGGCCGGCAAGGGTCACAAGGGTGGGGTAGTCGTTTGCCATGTTCATGCTTCCTTGGGAAAGAGGGTCACTTGCTCAACGGCCCGGCAGGCGCAAACCATGTATTGCGTGTCGGCCTGCACCAGTTCTGTCAACATCCACGGGTACAGGGTGGTGACTTCGCCCGCGGACATTGCGCCCGCGATGGCGGGTACGGGCGAGGCGACAGAAACGTTCAGGGCCAGTGCGTCCAGATGGCTGCGGGCGTTTTTGTATTCATTGATGATCTCAAGCAGGCGTTGCACCTCATCTGCCCCCATGCCGCGTCCGGACAGATCCACATCGATACGAAAGTGGTACGGGTCGCCGCCGTACTCGAACCATTCCGACACCACGCCCGTCATGCCCAGCGTCACCAGCACCTGCTTGATGGCCCACTTTGTACCCTTGCTGCGGTGCAATTCGATGGCGTTTTTGATCAGCGCACGTTGCTGCGCCGGGGTTTGGGTCAGACTCCAGCCTTCGATGCCCAGTACGTGAAATTGCTCGGCCAGCGGCAAGAGCGCCGCCTCAGGTGCGGTGTCGATGAGGTACAGCATCAGCGTATCGAGCGGCAACGCTGCGTGCTGCTCCCACAGCAGATCGATGAGCGCCGAGAAACGCGCATCAGAAGCCAGCGCGGGCGGCAAGGTGGGCTTGTCGAAAGGAAGCAATGCGTCAGCCATTGACCGCTCCGGCATCCGTCAAGGTCACGCCCGTGCAGCGTCCCCACTGGTGGCGCTCCAAAACCTGCAAGGCAGGCGATGTAACCTGCACCCGGTAGACCCCGGAAACGTGCAGCACTGCCGAGATTTGTTCTGGCACCAGATCTACGCCCAGCCGATGCTGGCGCTCGGCAAGCCACGCATCGAGCGCCTCGCGGGCGCGGGCCATAGCATCGACACGCTCGGCGCTGGTGTAAAAAGTCAGCGCAGCCGTGATGGCGTAATCGACGGCCTCGGGGCTGCGCACAAGCACCGTATCTGTCAGTGGCCGCACGCGCTCATCGGACACGGCCGCAGCGACTTGTGCCAGCAGGGTCTCGGACGGCAAGCCGGACTCGGTCAGCGGATATAACGCCACTTGTCCCGGAAGCTCGCCCTCTGCCGGGCCGTAAACGGCGACATCGACGATGCTTTGATGCGCACTCATGGCGTGATGGCGATATGCGCCGTAGCTGCCCGCATTCGTATACGCTTCGGGCGCGGACATGATGCGCTCACGGTAGTGGTCGTCGGTCTCGATGTCTGCGCCGCCGCTGCTGGTGGTGTCGTTGCTGGCCGTGACCGGCAGCCCCGATTGCTGCGCGTTGATCTGGCCGGGCAGCCAGCCGTTGCCAGCAATACCGACTTGCGTGCAGGTGGCTGTGACCAGCACCGGGTTCGTACCCACCACGACCTCTTCATCGGTCGCAAAACTGACGCGCCCGTCGCTGCTTGCCACCAGCGTTGCGGCTGGCACCACGACCGCCAGGCCACCCGGATTGTTGGTCGTGAACGTGATGCGGGCTTGTGCGGCAGCGGCGGGCAGACGCGGTGTACCCACCAGATCGCCCAGATAATCCAGAAACACGCCGCTGGACGTGCGTACAATCATCTTCTCGCACGCGGCCTGAATGGCGGCAAGGTTCAGGCTGTACGCATAGGCCAGCACGTCGATGTAAAGCCTCTCTATCTGCCCCGGGTACAGCGTCTGTTTGCCAGACTTGTCTTCGTACCACTTGACCAGCTGCGCTTCAATGGCAGCCGGGTCGATGTGCACAAATTCCGGAGCGGGCAGCACTGCAGTGGATACGGTACTCATGCGCCCACCTGCGTTTGCCGGATGACGCCGTCTGCCGCACGCCAGCGAATACGGATGATGGCGTGTTCGGGCTGCTGCGGTGATGCCGCTTGGACGTGTACGCTTTCAAGCCGCATGCGCGGCTCCCAGCGGGTGAGCGCCGCGACGATTTCACGCACGATGTGCGGGCGGGCGCGATCTATCGGCCAATCGATGTAATCGTGAATCCGGCAACCAAACTGCGGGCGGTGCGCGTCGCTGCCAAGCGGCGTGGACAGAATGATGCGGATGGCCTGGTCGATGTCGTCCACGCCCGTGACGAGTTCACCGTTTGCACGGGAGCGCCCCAGCG